CCGACGACTGCGTGGCGTTCTCGGCGTAAATGCCGCCGCAACCGCCGCCAAGGTGCGCACCGATAGTCGCGGTGTTGTTCTGCGACAACAGCCAAGCGTGGTTGAAGTGGAGCTCGATGCAGGTGTGCGCGATGACGCACTTACCGCGGCAATAGAAGTGGCTGTAGTTGAGGTTGATGTCGGCCGACGCGTCAATGTAGAGGCCGTTGTAGAGGTTGCCTTGCCAGCCAGGCAGTCCGTTAAAGTCGACGTCGATGTCGACGTTGGCGCCGTACGCCTTGACGCGGACCGCGCAGCCCGCGCCCATGGCGGTCGAGCTGCCGATGCTGAAGTCGCTAAGGTGCAGCCCCTGGTACGCGGCCAGGAAGTCACCGAACGTCAGGAACGCTCCAACCGTCGTCGAGGCGCCGACGTATTTTAGCGCAGCGCGGTCACGACCTGCGCCAGTGATCTTCACGCCGTGGGCAGACACCGAGTTAAGCGCAGCGTCGAAGCTGAAGGTGCCCTCGTCGACATACAGCGGATGAGAAACACCAAGGGCAAGCCAGTCGTTAATGCCCTGGGTCTCAGTACCGCTACCGGCGCAGCGCCACTTGATGTGCACGGGGCCAGAGAACTGACGCTGCCACGCACCACTCGCGCCGCTCTGGTCAACGTCCGGCGGCGCCCAGATGAGGCTGCCTGGATCAGCGGTGACGTTGGCCGACTGATTACCAGACCGCCACACCCACACACCACCGCCGCCGTCACCGAGCGTCGAACGGTACTTGTTCATCACGCTAGACGGTCGCGCCGTCAGCGCAGTAAGCGCGGCGAGGCTGTCAACGACGTACTCAGCAGACAAGTTTACGACAGCGGCAACCGCTGTCGCAGCGTTCGTACCGCCGTTCGCGACCGGCAGGAGGCCAGTAACCGCGGAGGTTAGCGGAATGTTGGTCAGCGTGTTCGTCGAGCCGCTGATCGACTTGTTGGTCAGCGTGTCGACCGTCGTGCGCGCGACCAGCGTATCGGTCAGGGCCGGCAGCGTCAGCGTGCCAGCGTTGTAGATCGTCGAAATGTGCGGGTTGGTAAGCGTACCATCGGTCTGCCGCACCACGGCGCCAGTACCAACCGTCGCCTCGCCGATGATGAAATTGCCATCGGTGACGCCCAAAATCTGACCCGGCGAACCACCGTTAAAAACCGAGACGCCGGACGTCAGGTTAGACGCGATACCGGCGGTATGAACGAAGGGATTAGTTGCGACCCACTGCGAGCTGTCGCCGTCATTGTACCAGATGTACTCGACGCCGGTCAGGGTGTTCCACCAGAGATCTCCCTCGAGCGGCCCCACAGGCGGCGTCGAAGAGATCGTCATCTGCGGCGTGCGGGTGATCGGTGCGGTCAACTTTCCCCTCCATGCGAAGCGGGGCAGGCACTCAGTTGAGTACCTGCCCCGTAGTCTCCGTCGTCAGTCGGTCCTTAGACCGGCTTCACGATGCACTGGGTCAGGGCCTTACCGTCGATGACCTTGTAGCCGTAGACCTGCAGGCCGCGCAGCAGCGTACCGAAGGTGCGCTCCGAGCGGATGGTCTCAACCTTGCTCACCTGCGAGGCGAACGTCAGGCCGTGGGCGTGGCCGGCGTAGATCGGCATCTCGCCCGACGCCAGGTCGCTGCTGGCCGTCGCGTGCGTCGGCAGCAGGTTGCTGACGTACAACGTGAAGCGATCGACCATGCCGAGGCGGCCGTTGCGCAGGATCGAGGTCTGGTCGCCCGACAGGTAAGCCTGGCGGAGTTCCGACTGCTTGATCAGCGCCGCAGCCCACGCCGGCAGCACGACCCAGCGGCCCTGCTCCGGGATGTTCTGCTCGTCGAGCACCTGGCCCATCCGCAGGATGGCGGACAGGATGGTCGTCTGGCCCATCGACGGGCTGTCGGCGACCAAGTTCAGCGGCGTGCCGGTGACACCCAGGTTGATGTTGCCCGAGATGGCGCCAGCGGTGGTGCCCTTGTTGGCTGCGACCGCGCCGCCGAGCATGCCCAGGAGCACCGCGGTGTCGATCGAGATCTTCATCTGCTGAGCCGCGTCGTCCGACCAGATGCCCATCAGGTTGATGTCGCTCTGGATCTCCATCACGTCGTCGAGGATCGTGTTGAAGTACTTGCCCTGGTCGATGACCAGGTCGACGATGTTGGAGGCCGGACGCTCCACGTCGAGGTCGCCGCCCGCCTTGTAGTCGCGGATGGTGATCGTCGGCTTGGTGCGGATGTGGACGGTATCGCCCTGGTTGCGGATCTCGCCTTCGTAGTCGGTGTTCGAGATCACCGACAGCACGGTCGAGGCGTAGAACTTCTCGATCAGCTTTCCGGACCAGATCTCCGGGATGAACGTGCCGTGGTAGGCGGGATTGGGCTGAGACGAACCCGACGGATAAATCGCCGGGGTCGTCATACTACCAGCAAGAGGAAATGCCATGACTCAGAACTCCTTCTGAGGCGGTTCCTACTTGCTGAATTGATCGCGGGGGTAGGACCGCCGAGTTTCGGAAATACGGCCCTCGAACTGGGCCATGTGGATGTCCGCCTCGATCCTAGCCTTCTCGCTTTCGCGTCCCCGGTACTTGCCCTGGGCTACGTCCACGTAGAACTGCGTGATCTGTTGCGGCGTATACATCGGCTTCTCGGCAGGCAGAGAGCTGGCGGCCGACCGAGCGCTTCCGGGAGCGGCGAGGCTTTCAAGCGAGATCCGGGCCTGCGGAGCAACCGGGGCCATAGGCGCGGGCTGCATCGAGGTCGCCGGCTGCTGAGCCCTCGACGGGTCCATGGCAGCTTCCTCGGCGAGGAAACCTTGGAAGAAGGCAGCACAGCGGCGGGCGTCGCCGCGGTCCCACGCTTCTTGCATGAGCACTTTACGAATAGCACCAGAATAGACGTCGTGCAACTGGGACCACTCGATGAAGCGAGGGTGGACGTTGATCTCACGCCACTTCGGCATGAGCTGGTCCATTTTCTGGTGCATATCGTCAATGCGCTGACCCTCGACCTTCTGGTCGACCTGGCCCACCTGGGCCTTCAGGCGGCCGATCTCGGACAGCAGGGGGCGGGTTGCCTCGGCCGCCGTGCGCTTCACGAGGTCGATGAACTCCGGCCCGTAGTCGGCGATTTCCTCTGGCGTGAGCAGGCTTTCCACCGGGGCGGCGCCGACCGGCGGCGCCTGACGTAGGGCGTTGACGGTGTTTTCCAGCTCCAGCAGGCGCTGGTTGGCGTTCTCGAGGCTCTCGGTGGCCTTGCGGTAGCGGCCCTCCATGGACTTGTACCGGCGCTCCCAGTCGGGCTGCTGCACGGTCTCGACCTGCGGCTGGGTAACCTCGGGGGTAACCGGCTGGCCGTTGGCGTCCATGGTCATCTCAGACGGCGGGTTCTGCGGCGGCGTCTCGGGCGTCGCGTTGATCATCTTCTGCAGGTCGGCCGATCGAGCCGCGGCATGCCGCACGCTCTTCGGGAGGTTCACGCCTGGGTCGTTTCCACCAGCGGGGACCTGGGGACTGGTCGCGGCTGCTTCACTCATGGGTTTCTCCGTTGCAAGGTGTCCACTCGTTCGCTGCAGTCGCGAAGGAGTTTCAGGAGACGCGCTGCTATCTGGGCCTGCCCTTGGGCATTAGGGAGCTCGTCCCGTGGCGCAGTTAGGAGCGTCGTCTGTGCCTGGCTCGCCCATCCGCGGATGGACGCCAGGAACGCTTCGTATTCGTTGGGTGCGGCGCGCTTCAGGCGCTCAGCCGCGACAGAAATCTCGGCGTCAGTCGACATCGTCGGGGCTCAATGCGGGCACTACGCTCGCACCTTTCTGCCCCATGTCCATGATCCCGGCGTATGAGCCGGGCGCACCGGCGCCACTCGGTGTCAGCTTTGCGTAGTTCCCGAGCGATCTCTCGACCGGGTTGCCGCCTGTCAGCATCGACATGGCGCCTCGAGACGGCAACATTTCCTGTCCGCCTCCCTTGCCAGCGTTCCGGGTGACCTTGGGCAGCCCTGGGGCAAGCTTCCCACTCTTCCTGGTCGGCGGCATCAGCTCTCTCCGGTCATGCCGGTCCGGCCGAAGCCGGCGTTAAAGAACTGCATCTCGTGCTTGTGCGGCGCGGTATCGTGGCTGAGACCACCCGCCTTAGGAGAGCGGACGCCCTCCATGTGCGAGTAGTTTCCCTT